AGACCTGTAGCTACAGCTACGTTAGTCTTACTACCAGCGAAACTTGGGTTCTCAGTATCAGTCTGTGATGTACCTAGTGTAGGTAGTTCAGATGGTAGAACAACAACAGAGGCTACAGTACCTTCGTTACCTGACTTATCATAAGGTTCAATAAAGAATGTTCCTGACAAAGCTGGATAGGATACAGATGTCGCTGGTCTAGCAACCTTATTGATTATGACTTGAGCTGAACCATCAGTGAATGATGCTGTAGTTGATGAGCTATGCCATATTCTATAATATGACAGGTCAAAGTCAGTAGAGGCAGTCCAGCTAAAGAACAGAGTACCCCCAGATAATTGCTTATCAAATGTAGATGGGGCAGATGGGCCAGTAGTATCAGCTTCTACAGTCTTCTGTGCGTCTGTAAATGTACCCTTTACGCCAAAGGCATTGATAGCTCTAGCTCTGACATCATAGACAATAGTACCCGCTGCACCAGCTAAAGGTGTCTCAATGTCTAAGATCTCAAATCTACCTAAGTCACCTGTGCCTAAGACACTGTAAGTTGAGTCTGTAGACTTCTTAAACTCTACCTCGACGTAATCTACACGTTCAAAGGCTGTAGCTGACACATCTACTACAAGTACGTTAGTTACATGCTCGTTAATAATTCTATAGTCTTGAGTAAGAGCTACAGCTACAGGTGGTACGTCAAATGGGGATGGTAAAATTGTGTTATCACTCTCGTATACCACCCCATCGTCTACATCATCAAACACAGACTCACGGGTTTCTCTAAGAGACATACTAACTAGAAGGTCATAGTTATCTTGTACACTGAAGCTCCAAGTAGAAACTTCAAACTCTTTATTAACCCAACCAAACCTAGTGTTACTTAAGCGTACTATGTCTCCAACTTGAACTTGAAAAGCCCTTAAACCAAAAGTAGCTTGGACACTAATCTGTTGTCTATTACGCTCTAAGTTTATGAGAGCTATACGCCTAGCTTCTGTTGTATTATCTGTAAAAGGTAACTCTAAATCAATTACACTTTCTTGACCACCATCAGAGGCTAATAGGGTATTATAAGCAGTTGAGTTAAGTTCAGGAACTTGGGGGAAGTCAGAAGGTTGATAATCACTCTCTGGGCCTCTAAATGTACCTTTAACTACGTTGAAGTTATCTCTACGAGAGTGTCTAGTTGCTAGGCTTATACCTGACCTAAGATCGTCTTCATTAAGGTCTAATACTGGGGTCGTATAGTAAGCCGGCTTCATCCTCCACTTACCTTGGGCATACCACAGTAAACCGTCCATAGAAGTAGATAAGTTTTGTAAAGCATTGTAGGGTGTAGTGTTAGTAGTAAAAGCACCGTTAAGGGAAAATCTAGTGTTTCCTGATAGAGATGGGTAGTTCAAGTAATCACAGACATTGGCGGCTATACTAACAAGTGAATCATCTACACTTTCAATATCTTCGCCTATGCCGTAGTTATAGATAGTTGTATTTGCAGCGCCCTTACCTGAAGTAATGTAATCTCTTAAACATAGAGCAGGGTTGTCAGACCAAGCTGTAGAGTTTGTACGAGTATCGTACACTTTCTTGCCCTTAACTACGGCTGTTACTTCGGGTACACCATTAGGAAAAACATCGGCAGCATACTCTAAAACAACGTAAAGATAAGCTGTGGCTAGTAGTTTACAATCTGTTGTCCATTGTGAAGGTGGCGTGACCCCACCTAAGTCAGAGGACGTAACAGCAC